CCGTTGTTGGATCAATTCGTCCATTAGTAAGATCAACCTCTCTTACCAATATGCCTGGAGATGCTAAATTTAGTGGCATCTTATGTTCTCCGAATCCAGAATTATACTGAAATTATTTATTGAAAAGCATATTTTCAACGGGGAAACCGTGCATGAACTACCAGTCTGGGTATTCCCATTTATTACTTACTTTCTTCTTCTTCGTTCTTTTTACTCTTTCTTTTGTACAATCCTTACATTCATAAGAGTATGACGATAAGGTAGTTCTATTCTTTCTAGTTACATAAAATTCTTGTACAAGATCTTTTGTTTTTCCACATACACGACATTTTCTTTCAGTGAATAATAGATGATCTAAACTAATTTCACTGTCAAAGTCCATTATTCTACTTGAATTACTTCGTAAACCTCTGGAAATATCATCTGAATATGTCTCTCTATACCCATTTTCATAGTCTGATCGCTCATAGGACAAGAAGAACAAGCACCATGTAATCTTACTTTTACTATAGGACCATTATTTGTATAGTCTATTTCAACAAATTCTAGATAACCACCATCTGATTCTATATATGGTCTTAACTCATCTAAAGCAAGATTAACGTTTGTCGGTGTTAGTTCTTCTTTTTCCATTACAATCCTCTGCAAATTTTATCCCTTTGAGAGATAGAAGCACTATTTTTGTTTCAGTCATTTTTTTACTATAGAAAACAACTGGTTCATTTAGTCCTGCGTCTCCGCTCATAAATCCTCCGTTTTAAATTACCTTTATATCTACTTTCTTTCCTTCAATATATCATATAACCTTAATATTTACAAGTTTAATAATTGCTTTAGAATCTATTTTGTTACATATAATCCCACATAAATGAGTTATCTCCATACTCATCTACATTCCATTCTTTGGTTTGTAGAGGATTTTCTTTAGTCCAAACATCTCCACCATCCACAATTGGTGCCATATCATCAAACCCATCAGATATAAATCCAAAAGGTGCCATATCTTGTTCAATTTGATTCTTTTGCTCTTCATATATTCTTTTTCTTACATCATTATCAGTCATTTCTTTGAAGTAGTCCTGTGCAACTAACCAAGAAAATATAACTAAACACATTGCTAGATCATCATTACAACCCTCTTCTGCCATAAATGAGTTGTTTTTTTGAATAAAAGTAGTTAATTCTGATATGATTTCATAATCAGATACCAATAGTTTATCATCTTCAATTAAAGTTTTTAGATTTGAGCAACCTAGTTTTTTAACTGCCTGAGACATTCTTACACCAAGTTGAGATTTTTTACCAGAAAAACCTGCTCCAACTATTTGTCCGTTTCTTCCTCTCATAGAACACATAAGAAGATTATCATACTCTAAATCAAAATGAAGAATACTTGCTACCTGATCTCCTATATCATTTACTTCTACTAATATGAATGCACCATTATACGCTTTACCAATATCAGCAATGATATTTGGATACAACATAGGTTTAATTTCATTATTTCTATACTTACCAACTATTCTATAGGGGAATTTAGTTATATCATAAATGATAAACGCAGAATAATCATTACCAATTCCACGAGCAACGTCTACAGTTATAAGATAATTAGATTCTTTTTTAGGGTGTTCATATATGTCTAAACCATTATGTCTCTGTATAGGATCATTATAAGCAAGACTTTTTAACTTATCAGGTCTTATAAGAGTGCCTACTGATCCTAAAAACTCACATTCAAATTCAATTTTGAACTGTTGTTCAGAAGTGTTTGCAATAGTTTGCTCTTTCCACGCATCGTCTCTACCTGGTACTTCTGACCAATGAACATCAGTTGGCACATAATCATTCTTACCTTGTTCCGAATCATGCCACATACGATAAAAATGATTCATACCTTTGGGGGTAGAAACTATAATAACCTTTGTGCTTTGTCCAGATGTAATGGTAGGATATACAGATGCAAAGAAATCATCTGCAATATGATTTGGTATGAATGCAAACTCGTCTAAGAATATGACGTTGTAAGATCCACCACGAACAGCAGATGATGATGTAGAGTTTGCTGATATTTTTGATCCATTCTCCAATTCTAAGGAACCTTTGTTCCAAGATATAATACCCTGTTGCATCCAAGTGGGTAAATTTTCGTAAGCAAGTTGCAGTCTGCCCAATAAATCTCTGGCAGTTGATGCTTTGTTTGCTAGTATTGCTATATTGACATTGTCGTTGAAAACTGCGTAATGCAGTAAATATGACACACAGGTTGTAGATTTACCTGTCTGCCGAGGCATTTTACAGATATTGAATCTGTTTTCATGAAAGTTTTCTAATAACTTCTGTTGAAATGGATATAACTTAAATGGTTGCAATCCATGATCAAGAGTTACTATTTTTATATAATTAACTGCAAAATATACGGGATCTTCTCTACACTTTATAAATTCTACAATTTGCTCTTCAGTGAAGTTAATAGGAGTATTCGCTTTTTTCAGATTTGGATTACCCAAATATACATTATCATTCATAGTAACTCCTATGTCATTTCATTAGGTAAATGTTTTACTTCTTTTTTAGGAAGTAAACCATTAGTATGTTGATCGTGCTCTATGGTTTGTTGTGCAAGATTTACCATTTTCTCCAAGTTTTGAATCCTTTTTTCAAGATTCTTCACTTTCGGGTCCAGTCCATCGTTGCCAGATTGTGTTTTCTTGTCCAAGTTTTTCTCTCCAGTCGTAATGCGATAACTGAAGTTTCTCACTTGCAAGAAGATCACTACCTATACCTTTTGAAGGTTTCAAAGGTTCAGGAGACACAACATCTATAAATTCTGCATAATGTTTACCATTAGCATCTTCTATTGAAACAGAATCTTGCATGTAACTAGATGCAGAATCCATTTTATCTGTAGTTGTTGTTATTTTCGCTTGAACCCATGCAGGTATATCTTTTTCCTTCTTGCCTAATGCTTTTTTAAGTTTGGCGATGTTTCTTTCAGTTTTGTTCAACTGTTTATGTGCCATTGAAACTTCGTGATCCTTCTTCTCCTTTTCTTCGGAGACATCTTTTTTGACTAAAAATCCGTCAGGTTTTACCATGTGCCCCTCTGGAATCGGCTTACATTTTTCATCGGTATTACAATAGTAATATCCTTTCTTACAGGATTTCATATGTAAGTTTAAGTCTCTGATGTATTAGTATTTATCATTCCTTGCTTTAGTAACTTCGCTAAATCCGAAGTTGAACCCACATATAAGGCATTATTTGTTACGTTATTTGTAGTTGTTTTAGGAGAATCTTCCTCAATATCTTTCATTTTTTTCTGTAAATCTAACAACTTATCTGTGGTATCTGCTACACTTTTAATTAATTGTCCTGCAACTTCATATGCTCTAGCACTGGCACCCTCTTCTGCAACTTCCATTATTCCATTGATTGCTTCTTGTCCTTTTTCAATCAAAGAATATAAGTTACCTCTGGTATATTCATAATCTTTTTGAATATCTTTATCTTCAGATTTTAAACTTTTTACAATTTTCATCTCTTCAGGTTCTGATTTAACAATATCAGATGCAGTATTAAGAGCTTTATTTAATTCATCAAAGTTGTCTTTCATTTACTTTCCATCCTGAAAAAATTCTAATCCTTCAGAGAATCCAAAATCATCTCCAGGACCAAGTAATGCATCATCTATTGTATCAATAACACCATCATCATTCTTATCTTCTGTTGCTTTTGGTGTAACTGTATATCTCATTTCTCTCTTTGCAGTTACAGGATTAGTATTTGTATAGTAATCAACTTCAACTTTCTTGATAAGACCTGTTGCGTTATCAGCAATTTTACCGAATAGATATGTTTTAGCAGTAAAGTTTAAAGTATAGATTAGTGCTCTTCTTGTGGAAAAGTCTCCTTCATAATCATCCACAAAAGAAACATTATTTAAAACTATAGGTACGTCTCTCTTTTCTCCAATAGATTTAACTAAATCAATAGTTACATTAAGAGATGGTTGAAAGAATGGTAAGATTTGTTCTACGATCTGTAATGCATCATCATTTAATTTACAATATACATTTAATTCAAATCCAATATTATATGGAACAGGCATATAAACTTTTCTCATCGTTGAAGATGCTGTATCAACTGCCTTGAATGTTTGAGTCATTCCTGTCTTTCTTGTTCCATCATAAGTTAAGGATGTCATTTCAAAAGACATTCTTGGTAAAGATATTGCTACTGCTTTGTTTAATTGTGATTGTTGTGTCAATCTTGCTAAAAATTTCTGTCTTGGAGCATATGCTAATGGAACTCTCATTTCATCAACAAGATTACCCGTCTGTCCATCATAATGCTTAATATAAATTTGATTGAACAATGTTCCGAAAGATACGATGGTCTTTCGCATTATTTCATGGTAGTAATGACTTCCTAACATTAAACTTCACCAAATGGGTTAACTTCTGTAAAATCTAAGATCATATCTGCTTCTCCTTCAAATAAATCATTTTGATCATAATCATCTATGTTCTGAACTGAACCAGATGCAGGTACTTCAGAGAGTAGCATATACTTATCTAAAACATATATAGCACCTGAAGACTGTCCAATAATATTCTCTCCTGCAAGGAAAGTTCCATTTTCTTGTCCAACTTGAAGAACTCCTTCTTCTTGATCCCAGTTCTTAACTCTTGCACTTACACTAGAACTTGAACCAATAACAACTTCATTGAACCAGAATGTTCCTATTCCTGCATTTCCAGAGAGTGCTGCAGGATCTTGTACTAATACTGTACAAGGTCCGAGATAACCTGCACCTGGACTGGTAATATTAATACGTTCAATATCATTTGCTGCATCATCAAGAACAACAACACCAGTGGCAGTTGAGAATCCTGATTCTCCATCTCTGTCGCCAATAGTATTAGCAATACTTACTGTAGGTGCTACAGTATATCCAATACCTGTTTTAGTAAATGTAATACTATCAATTACTCCATCAAGACCAACGTTTGCAAATCCCTCTGCTGTTTGTCCAAGTGGAGCATCAATAGTTACACTAGGAGCAGATAGATATCCTCCACCCATAGTTAAAATTTCAAACTCACTTATCTGTCCATAACCATTCAGTTTTGCTCTACCTGTTGCTGTAAATTCAGCAGGAGTTCCAGTTGGAGCACTAACTGATATAGTTGGTGTAGTTAAATAACCAGAACCTGAAGATGCTATAGAAACTGTATTTACAAACCCTTCGCTAATAGTTGCAGTTGCAGTTGCTCTAAAATTAGTTGCAACACCAATAGGTGTGTCTATTATTGCAGAATTTATAGCAGTTACTATTCCTGTTAAAGTAGAACTACTATTAACAAGAGATACTACTTGTCCATTTTCAATGGTTGTATCAATGTTTAATTCTTGCTCGGAACCAATTTGATCTTCAAAATCATCATAAGTTACTGTATTAGAATCTATAGTGTAAGATGAAATACCACTTGATGGAGGTATTGATGAAGCAGATCCAATAACTATGGTTGAGAATATATCATCTACAAAAATACCACTATTATATGAGTTCTTTAAAACAGGTGGAGTTAAATTAGCATTAGTTATCAGTTCTTTATTTCCTGCTGTTGGGAAGAATACATTAGTATATTCTCCACCATCTACTGATAAAGATATTAGTTGAGATCCAAATTCATTCTTTGATTGTACATATGCATAATGCCAAGCATCATCCCTTACAGATCCACCAACGGTAGATGCAATGGATACTGTTCCAATACCTAATTCTACGTTTCCATTAGCGTTTATTCTTAAATTAGTATCATCTGCTTTACTACCATTACTATCTTTATTTAATTCTAAGAATGTTGAAATACCTGTTGTAGAACTTTGAGCTTTGAAGAATAATTGAATAGCACCTTCTGCACCAATAGTAGTTTGATTTCCTTTCCATGTTAAATTTCTATCGCTATCTGCATCAATTAATTTCCATGCCACTGTTCCAAATCTTGGAGAAGTTGCATCAAATCCTGCAGATAATGAAAGATATTTTATAGTAAGTGTTGGTGGACTTAGATAATATCTACCTGCACTAGTTAAACTGTAAGAGAATGTAGTTATACCTAGATTAGAAACATAAGATGTACTTGCAGTTGCTGTAGATGCAATTCCTGTGGGAGCGTCAACTGTTAATATTGG